AGATAGCACAACTTTCGGTAAAGTTGATGCAAAAAAACTTCCTTTATTTGATATAGAATATTTGTTTTTACAAATAAGAACTAAATCAGTTGGAGAAACTACAAAGGTTAGATACTTATGTGAAGTGACTGATTGTGAAGGTAGTGGAGAAGCAACTATAGATTTAAATAGTGTTGAACTCACAAAAAATGATAGTGACAATAAGTTAATGTTAACTGATACATTAGGTGTAATATTAGATTACCCAAGTATAAGTGAATTATCTAAAATCGAAGAGATTGAAGATGCACAAGACCGTTTAATTGCAACTATAATGTATGGATTAAATACAATTTTCGATGAAAACGAAGTGTATGAATCTAAAGATATCAAAGATTCTGATTTAAAAGAGTTTGTTGAAAGTCTAACACTAGAACAATTAGATAAAATAGAAAGATATTACATTAACACACCGTCATTAGAAAAAACGATAGAGTATTCATGCGAAGTGTGTGGAACTCAACAAGAAAGAATTTTAAGGGGTCTAAACTCTTTTTTTTAGTAGCTCTTTCTCATGAAAGTTTAGTTGGTTATTATCAATCTAACTTTCAGTTAATGCAGGAACACAAGTACTCATTAACAGAATTGGAAGATATGATGCCATGGGAGAGAGAGATATATGTTCAACTCTTAGTACAACACTTAGAGGAAGAAAGAGAAAGGATTAGACAACAGAATAGTTAACTTTCGTTATGTTTACGTGATTCATAATATAGAGGACACAAATTATGAGTGATGAAAAGAAAGTAAGTACTGGTAATGTCGAGATAGACGTTGCAAAGTATACAGAAATGGTCTTGAAGTTAGACGAAGCTCAAGACAAAATTAAAGAGATGGAGAAGTTATCTAAGGAATTGCAGATTGCAACTGCAGCTGCAAAACCTAAAGAGAAGTTTTCTATAGGTTCGTTGTTTAGAGATGAAAATGATATCAATGAGAAATCAATTATCGGTTTTATTTCATTCTTTTTAATGGTAGTGTTCGGAGTGTGTGATTTAATCACTGCATTTTGGGGACAAGACCTACTAATATCTGATACAATTTACACTTCATTTGTCGTAGTGACACTTGGTGCATTCGGTATATCAGAAGCTGGTAAAGCATTCGGTAAACAATAAGGTAAAATATGGCAGACGATAGCATATATCTTCAACAAAGACAAAAAGAACAAGAGATTCTTAAGACAACTGAACAATTCAGTAAGAAATTTAAGAATGTCATAGGTAATTTACAAGAAGTAAACACCCCTCTTGCAAAAACTATTGCAGATTTGAGGGAAACTACCAAAGGTTCTTTTAAAGCAGCTGCGAATGCCAAAGAATTACAACAATTTACCACAAAAATTGCAAAAGCAACTTCCGATAGTGCAGATACAACCACTAAATCATATCAAAAACTATCAGAAGGGTTAGATAGACTCAGTGGAACTAGTGGTTTTCTCGACCAACTCAAGCTTGCACAAGATAATTACAGTCTTAATCAATCAAAAGTGATGCAACTTGAACAAGATATCGCAGATACAGAGTTTAAAAACCGTAAATCAATTCAAGACTTCAGAGATAAGATTGCAAAATTAGAATTAGACCGTATTCGTGCAGAAGGTTTAGGTCAAGAAGAGAATCTTAAAAAGATTACTACAGAAAAAGAGAAACAAGAGAAAGCACTTACCAAATTTGAAACTCAAATCTTTGATACAAAGAGAGAAGAACTTGAAATTCAAAAAAATCTTTTAGATACTTCTAAATCTAACCTAGAAAAACTCAACGAAACAGTAGACAAACAAGCAAAAGAGATAGCAGACCAAGATACTAAGTTCACTATGTTCGGTCAAGGACTAAAAGAACTTACTGGTTTTGATTTGTTAGGAACACTTGACACTGTAGTTGATAAAGTAGATGCAGTTGGTAAGATATTTGGTAATAAAGATTTATCGGGAACGATTGCAAGTGCATTTTCTTTTGGTGGAAATGACGATGTCATACCTTCAATCGCAGGTGAATCTCAAGAAATAGACCCTGCAATTAAAATTGCAAAGAAAGAACTAAAAGAAACTGAAGAGATGGGTGATGATGTCGGTGATATAAAAAGATTATTACAGGCGGGTTTTGCAAAAGATAGAGTAGTTCCTAATAATGAAGGAGGTGGGTTTGGTTTTAACTTTATTGGAGGAGACATATTAAAGAAAATAGGTGGACTCACAATTGGTGGTTATACCTTAAAACAAATTTTTAGTAAAGATAGTGCTAAAAAAGGTGGTAAAGGACTTTTAGGTGCTGTTATTGCAACTGCAGTTATTTCTGCATTGAACGATAGTTTTAAAGACCTTGGTGATATGGGTAATAGAGGAACAGACGACCCAGCAGTCGACCCTGATTCAACTGGTGCAAATACAACAACAAATGTAGGTTCATATTTAGGTGCTCAAGAAAAGACCACTTCTAAATTTAATAAAATTGATGCTTTAGCGAAAGTTGAAGAATTAAGATTTAAGGATGATGGAACACTTGATAGAAGAACTGGAGGATATAAGGACTTAGTAAAAGGACTAAAAACTGCAGAAAATCCACCAAAATATATGAGGAATAAACAAGTACCAAATAAAAGATTATTACAAGAACTCTATAAAATCACTGGAACAAAAAATTTAGATGATTTACTAGATAGTCCAAAACTTAATGCTACTAATATAGAAAAAGCATTTGCAAGAGCTCCAAGAAGTGCATTAGCACTTTCATTAAAACTAGATAAAGCTTTAAAAGCAGCTCCTGCAATAACTGGTGTTGTAGATGGAGTCTTAGACTTAAATGCCCAAAAAGACCAACAATCTTTTATCAGTAGTGTATTCGATATTGATACTATGGATGGTGAAACAACATTTGATGAAGAGACAACTAAATTAATAAACGATGTTTTTACAAAAAATCAACAAGGTTCAGTTGGAAGAGGTATTGGTTCTACAGTAGGTGCATCTACAGGTATCTATTTAACTGGTAAAGGTATCGAAAAATCAGCAAGCTTCATTCCAGCTGGAACTATACCATCTGCAATAGCTAAGGGTGCTACACTGATAGCTGGTATAGGAATATCATCTATAGGTGCAGCTCTTGGTGGTAATGTTGGAGATGAACTTGCAACATTTGATAAAAATGCACAAAAACTTCAAACCGAATTAGCAAATATTGCTTATCATTACCAACAAAATCCTCTTTCTGACATATATCAAAATGATAAATTAATGCAGAAAGCAGTCGATGCTGCAGTAATGAGATATAGAAATAATGTTCCAGTTGATAATGGTCAAGGTAGTGATATTGGTGGAAAGTTGCAAGAAAATAAGAATAATGAATTAGAACAGAAACATTCAAATGATAAGTACTTAAGAAATAAAAATGGTATTATAGATAAAGAAGTTTCTTCATTGAATAACTTTAAAAGTAATATTACAACCAATCATAATCATTACGGTAGGTCATCATTTCAAAATCCCGATGCATCTGCAAGGATTTTAGACGTTAAATATTCTTAAGTTTCTTACGATTGTATTTTGTTTTGTCCGAGTGGACTTGAGTTGCACCTTGACTAGGTGTCTTTTTTCTTACCTTTAATTCGGGTTCTTTCTTACCAAAGATTTTTTCCCAGTTATCTGCATAGAGTTTTTCATCAGAGTTCCTTCTCTTAGAACCCTTACCACCGTGCCAATTACTCATCTTACTTTTCTATAAGATGCAGACTGAGACCTTTTTAAATTGAGTTTCTTTCTACGTTTCAAATCTTGATTTTTTTGATTACGTGTATCGTTAGGTTTCTCATGATACTTTCTATCCCTGCACTCTTGCACGATACCTGCACGGTCACATTCCTTTTTAAAACGTCTTAACATTCTATCGAATGGTTCTTCGTTTCTAGTTTTTCTATCAATTCTTGGTTTTACTTCTGGCATAATATTCTCTTAATAATAAGTGTTAAGTCGCCCCGTCACTTTACAGCATTCCCGCTCTTAACCGATACTTCCGCTTTGACCCCAAGTACCTTTCCCTTACTGATTGACCCCATTCCTACGTCACCAGTTTGATATTGACTACACGGACACATAATGTAATATCAATATCCCCTCAAAAGAAACTAGTCTTGTGCTAGTTTCTTAAAGTAATCCATCGCATCCTCATCCTCAGATGGTGAGGTTGATTCTGCTGATGAGATTACAGGTTCGTCTGCAACAGACTCAGTGTTGACATTAGACCATGGCACTTCTTCCAAGTCTTCTGCAACAGATTCTGCTGTAGATGTACTTACTGAACCAGTTAATCCAAGTACTCTATCGAGTTTCTCTTTGAGTTCCTCGTAAGTTTTGAATTCACTTGGTGCAATAATGTCTGTTAAAGAATAAGCAGAACTAAATGTTTCGTTCAACTTATCTTCGTCTTCAAACAACGGTGCGACACTATCGAACTCTGACTTGTCATAGTTCCAGTATCCATCAACCTTTCTGATTTTGATTTTGAAGTTTGCACCTTCTCTCAAATCGAAAGGATTGATTGCAGCTTCATCTTCAAATGCAGGTGAGATTGCTTCTTTGAGTTGTTCAAAGATTTTCTTACCATATTTATAAAGGAAGACCTTTCCTTCATTATCAGGATTTTTAGGGTCTGAAACAACGTAGACGTTAGAAACATAGTGGAGTCTTCTCTTCTGTTTTCTAGCAATCTCTTTGTTTGCTTCTATACCAGTATTCCATAACTGAGTATTATATTCAGACACTGGGTCTTTCTTGTTAAGAGTAGTCAAAGACTTCTCTATATACCATCCACCTGGCCCTTGGAACCCGTGGTCAAAATAACTGACCCAAGGCATTTCTTCGTTTTGTGGGGTTGGTAGAAAACGAACAACTGCAAATCCATTCCCAGTTTTATCTAGTTCAGGTTTCCAGTATCTATCGTCACTGTAGGACTTTTTTGCACCTTCTGTAGGTGATGCAGATTCCATAGCTGCACGTAATTTATCTAATGATGACATTGTATTCTCCTATTGTATTACATTGTATCGCATTATATCAAGACTCCGAAGAGTCCACCACTCACTATTTTCATAATAAGAACATTCATTATACTCTATTTTTACTCTCTATGTCTAGAGGGTTTTTTAAAATAAATGAATATTTTGTAATAGTATTTATGTCTACTGACATAACTCTATTGTTTTATTTTTATACTTTTTAAAATCAAAATCTATAAATGATTTATACTTTTGAATCTTAATATGTATATCGGGATACACTATCTTTTCAGATATAAGTCTCTCCCAATCGGAACTGAATCCGATAATGGAATCCATGATACATAGTGTTTCAAGTGAAACATTTTTTGCCATGTATTCCTTCAAGAGTATTGGATGTTGTCCATTTTTTACTTCCAATACTTTTTGAATATTTCTTTTAAGTAGGATATCAGAGACTTCTGTTTCATACAGATATGACAATTTTTGTTGTCTCTTCTTCCAGTCTTTATAAACTCGTTCACATTCATTGTCTAACAAGTCTCCTGCCCAACTATCTTTAAGACTTAGATTTGCAATGTAGAAATCTTGTAAGTCTTGTTTGTATATTTTAAATAATTTACCGAAATGAAATTTATCTTTTCTTTTTAAGAAAGAGTTGATGTCACTCTTCACCTTACCATTGTATTTTATAAAGTCGTAATCCTTTGTATAGAAGTGCAACTTTATTCCAAGATAAAGAGTGTATGCATCATATCCTTCTCTACTCGTCATTAAGTTGTGACGATAGTAGGTGTTTTGGATGGAGTGACAATTGAACCAGTTGCTTCTTGGTAGTGACCTGCAATTTTTTCATTTGTTGGTACCACAAAAATATAATTACTGAATGTGACTGAAGTAGGATTCTCTTCTCCAGTGACTGCAATACCTCTTGCAAATCCCATACCACCATCGTCTGCTCTTAGAATCATTCTAGGGTCTTCTAGTGTAAGACCACCCTCTGATGATTTGAACTTACCAACGTATTCACCACTTTGTGCAATGACCGTGACTATATCATTTACTTCCATAATTAATCCTCATAAAATCGTGTGATTGTCCCTTGACTAGTCCTACCACGATTGATTAGGTTTAGTCCTTGTGCTTCTGCTTCTAACTTTTCCTTTAGAGGTGGTGTTAAAAGTCTCTTTGCACTTTCGGGTTCTAAATTGTTATTCTCACATACTTTAATAATTGCAGACATTACATCTACACCTTTACCACGTGATAGAATTTTTTCAACTTGTTCAGTAAATTCTTTTCTACTTATCATTATATTAAATTTATTGGAGCGTGTTCTACTTCCTCACCATCATCAAAGTTTTCAATCCAATCCATCATGACTCTATAGTATGCATAGTATGTTGGACTATGTCCATTCATATCCATACCTTGTCCATCTTCTGAATAAGGTGTTTCTAAGTAATCAATAAGTGCTTGACATTCGTCTAAGTGAACTTGAGTAAGTTCGTCTTCACTTCCTATTTCAAGATACTCTAACATATTGTCATATGCACTATCGTATGCTTGTTGATGAATCCAATCATCTGATTTATGAAATATCTTACCCCAATTCCAATCTTGTTTTAGAGTAAACTTCTCTTCGTTATAAAAATTTGCCATATTAAAACCTCAAGTTATATCTGTTATCAGGGTCAACTTCATCTACTTGCAATGGTAAACCAAAGAAGTGTTCTGCATCCCATGAGTCATAATTATTTTCCCAAAACCAGTCGTGTCCTTCTTCACTAACACCTTCTAGAATTGCATCTTCGTCTGCTTCACTACCTTCTGCAAGGTGAACATAAACATCACGTCCACACTCATCATAGGATTCTATGAATTCATTCTCTTCGAATTCACATGGTTCCATGTCGCCAGTTGCATCTTCTGACATATAGTTTTCTAACATTTCTTTTTCTTCTTCGTTAGTAATCTTTATGATATATGCACCACTTCTCCAAAGTGCTTCAATGACAACTCTATCTTCACTATCGTTATCTTTGAACACTTCACGTTCTGTATACGACTTTTTAAATTTAGGATATATCGTATACTCTTTTCCTATTTCTATTTCCATATTATACTCCGTAAAGGTTTCTATATTGTTGACGAAGTTGATTCAAATCATCAACATGATTTACTGGGTCACTTCCAAACACTTGGACACCACCACCGTCTACAGCAACAACTGCTATAATCTGTTCCACAGGCACTCCAGTTAGTTCCTCAACCATGATTGCATATGCAGTCATCTGAGTCATCCATCCTTGTGCCATGTGTTCTTCTTTATACTTACTACTGGTCTTGAAGTCTACGATTGTTAACATATCATCTACGATACCAATACAATCGACACGACCTGCCATTTCTAAATGATGTGACCACAAAGGTGCTTCTAAAGCAATAGGTGTAATCTCATCTAAGTAAGGTTGCACTGCAAGAAACATGGATTGGTCTAGAACATTTTCAAACTCTACATCTTCTTCTGCTCGAAGATATTGTTCAAATAAATTATGCATTCTAGTTCCACGTCTTGCAGCCTGACTTGAAATTCTGTTTGCTGTTTCTTCACCAACACGTTTTCTCCATAGTTTGATATGGTCACGTGATAGTAGACCTGTTACAGTTGTAACACTTGGATACTTTTCTCCAGTTGGGGTTGTGTAGATTCTCTTCCCGTCTACTTGTTCGGACTTACAATCCAGTCCTTCTAATTCACCTAATTCATACATGATATATCCAGTATACTACTTAATGTTCTGTAAGTCAACATGCTTTTTGATGACTTCTCTAGTCTTCACTTCCTTTGCAGACTTCCTATGATATCGTTCACCCATAGGTGTGTCGGGTTGTGTTGCGGCAATCTTTTGTAGAACATCATTGAAACCACCATCTGTTTTGACTCGGTCTCCAGTTCCACCCACAATATTCATTGCACTGATTTGTTGTTTGAGGTGTGGGTTGTTTTGTTTGAATTCATCTAATACTTTCCACGACATTGTATGTTCTTCAATCTCGTTAGTATCAGTGTTTAAAAAATCGTATCTAGGCATAATTCATAAATGTAGGAACTGGTCTATCAGTCCACTTCGCAAATCCTTTCTTGTAAACTGCATAGTATTTATGGTATGCAGATAAAGAGTCATTCTTGACTTTGACATCATCAGGCATACACTGAGGTGGTTCTGACCATTCACCAAGTGTAATGTTCTTAGGTAATTGATTGAGTAAGTCCCTGAGTTTAGTATCAGTCATATGAACCTTACCATATCGATAAGTGTATTCGTCACATAGATTTGCAAACATGTCATATGCATATTGATATTGAATTGCATTTTCTCTGACCCATTGTGTAGATGGGTGATTGATATGTGATGCCTTGTATAGAACACCATCCATGTTTGAGTTAGGTAATCTCCACCTTTGAATTCTACGTCCACTGGATGCATCGGTGTATTGAGTTCCGTCCAACATCCTATGAGCAGTCGACAACATCTGAGCATACTCGATAATCATCTTAACAACATGTTTGTCACAATGAAGTGTTGCAGATATTTTAGGTTCTTCGTGTAAGTAAAATAAATTCATAGTTCCATTATCTCCTGTAGATAGTTTTCTACATTTTTCCACGATAGATATCCAAGGACATCACCAGTTATATCTGTATTATAATCTAAAGCACCTTCTCTGTCAAGGTCAAAATTGAGAACTGCAAGTTCCCATAATCCGTCCTTACCACCATAACTGTAATCGTGTTTGATTACACTCGCACCGTATCCATTCGGAAACTCATAAACATGTTGCACCCCATCATGAGGGTAGTTAGTCTCTTTTAAAAATTCTCTCATATTATTTGTAAAAAATGTGGTCTGTTATTTGAACCGTTTCGTTTAATGTATCTGCCCAGTAAGGGTAGACGTATAGATTGTGATAATGTGTAGCACCCTCAGTAATGTCGGGATACATACCCATCATAACATCTTGTGCAACTTTATATGACTCATAGAATGTATCAGTGTCTAAAGGTTCATCAGACTTACCGTCACAAAACCAACTGAACTGACACATGTTTCTTACTGGAACTTCTTCACCTTTCCAGTTAGTTCTCCATTTTGTTTGATAGACTACACCACAAACGTTTGATGGATATGAACTATGTTCCATCCTATTCAGAACAACTTGTGCAACTGCAACCTTACCAGCAAGTGGTTGATTACCTGCTTCAAAGTAAATGTTTTTTGCCATACAAACGACATCACCATTCTCATCAAATGCTTTGACTTGTTGAGGTAACATCAATAAAAACATTAAGAAGGCACCAAATCCCATTCCATATAAGAATGCCTTGAATGCATCTTTCTCAGTATGTTTATACATCATTACACTCCACTAGACATATGAACGTAAGCATCGTTACACTCATCTATCTTGTCTCCACAAATACAATACTCTTCCTCTTCACGAGTTGGAGCACCCACCATAGACCTCACTTGGTCTTCGGTCAAGGTTTGTTCACCGTTAACAATTGATTGTTCGGCGAGTAGTTTTGTATATAAATCTTTCATATCATTCTCCTAAAAATATTGATTACACAAATCGTAGGAACTATTCCCACTCTCATAGTATACTAAATTGTTAGACCCATTGTCAACTACAAAACACGATGGAGTTCCATTATACTCAAAAGTAATTTCGTAATCTGTAGTTTGTTTATATAAGTTTAATGTGTCACCAGTGTAGAGATATGATATCAGTGAATCAATCTCTGCCCATGACAATGGTAATGAATCTATAATGTCGTAGAGGTCTTCAGCACCGAAGACATCTTCGTTCAAGACTATTTGATTTACATCATAAGGAAATAATGTATTGTTACTATTTATTTCTACCATGAATCTAATCGAATCATTATCAAATTTATAAACCAATCTACCATTTTGTATTTCATTAATTTGTTCAGTTAGATACAAAATATAGTTTGATGATTCTACGTCTCTCTCAGAACCATTTCTAATTGAAACTGTTTGTTGTATCAGTTCCATATTCTCGTGTTTGAATACGTCTTGTTCTGCATACATACTCGTAGCAAGTTTGATGTTATCGATATTCATAATAACTGGTATGCCATCGATGAGTAAGTTGTTAGTATCGTTCACAATCAAATCATTGAAATGATATCTACTTCTACCTTCTTCCACATTCATGTCAAACGTGAGTGTTGAGAAATATGGATTAGAAATTATTTCATTCAATACATCACCACCAATATAGTGTGCAAGTGTATCAAGTGTGTAATGATTTTTGATTGTATCCTCTATACTTTGAACACTTACAAGATGGTCTACAATTTTTTCTGCTTGTTTGATTTTAGTTTCATCACCACTTGCAATGAAATCTTCGTAAAAGAAATTTGGATTCAAATCTAAGTTTCTCTCTAAATCAAAAATTAGATTTTCAATTTGATTAATAATAGAATTGATTTCATCAAACCATGTAGATGAACAAGCACTACTCTGAACAACAGAAGTTTCTACTGCATTTAAAATCAGAGAACTGAAAGGTGTGATATTAACAAATCCTAACGTATCCATTGAGTTGTTCAATGCATAATACATTTTGTATGGTTCGGATACAACTCCTCTCTCACTATCGTATGCACCTACAGGCACATCTGCAATCTTAATTGATTGACTGAAACAACTTAGACTAAAGTTGTCAATACCGTCATCAACAAAATCAACTCCATCAGGAAACTCTTGGTCAATCCATTGTTGTTCAGTTAATCCCAATTCTGATAACTCTTCAGAAGAAGGTATAACACCTCTATCCACAAAGTAATAATAATTATCAGGTGGGTCTAAAGTTTGTTCCTGAGTGCAAACTCCATCCGTATATGTAATACAAGTTTGATACGGGTCGGTCACACCCATCCATAAAGCAGATACTTCTCCACTATCCTGTATTCCGTTATTATTCCAATCGACAAAAACATTTGCACCTTCGACATACCCATCGATGGTTTGAAATTTGTCCACGTTCTCCCACACCTTTATAATCGGTGGTGAAGATGTCACTCCAGTTGGTGGTGTTGCAGAATCAAGTTCTAAGAACCCAACACTGGAACCACCGCCTCCACAACCTACTAACAATAGTAGTAGTGGAAGACTAAGATGCTTTTTCATACTCCCTTTCTCCATTGTGATTGACTCCATTCTGATTATAATTATCAAGTATCATGTCAACCACATCTGTAGACCATATGGATTTACCACCCACATGCCATTGATACTCTTCGGTAGGAATCCTACCATCCTTCCAATTGTATATGGTGACGGTTTCATATTCCCAGTCATCATAATCTATTTCTTCGACACAATTTGCATCGTAATATTTTGCATCGATGACCCACTCACAATTTACTTTATCGTAAGGGTCAGCACTAGTGAATGTTGGAGGCCCCAACACTTCGCACAACCTCGCATAGGTTGTAGTTTTATATCCCTGAAGGGATGTTCCACCTGATGTCATATCAGGTGAACAAACTTCGTAATCTTTAATTATCATATCAGTCTCCTATCTTAAATAATCTGGCCCGTATATTCTCATCGAATTGGGATTAATATCATATCCATTAAAAAGGTTTCCTCTTGGTGCATTCAAGGCAGGAGTATTCCAACCAGCACACTTGAGAACGTCACCACTTTTGAAAGTGATTCCAGCAAGTCCTTTTTTGAATTCTTTTTTGTTTATGAAACCCCATGCAGAAGAAGGTCTTCCATCCTCTATAGAATAGATACGTATATATTTTCTTCCTTCAGAATAACCATGGGTTGTTCTACCACGAGTGTGTTCCCATCTTTCATGCATAGCATTTGTTAAGTCATCACATAGTTTATTGACCAAAAACATTAAGTCTTGTTCTTGGTTTACTTCGTTTACTAACTCACTTAATTTCATAATGTCTCCTTAATTTTCTATACTATTAGTATACAAAAAAGTGATACCCATTGTCAAGTTTTTACTTATCTTTTTTTTCCCACGGGAATGGTTTATTGATATGAACACCCACGAATGCCATACCTAGCATTACGATAGTCATTATAATTCCACCTATCATTCCTATTTCCATATTATTCTCCTTAAAAATATTGTGCAATGTAAGCCACCCACAATGGTAGTGTGACTATTATTGTAATCTTTATAAGATTATCATTTATAAATTTTTCCATAATTCTCCTTAAAAATTTGGCGGGGAGAGTCGCACACATCAATCGTAATAATGCTTGTGGATTTTGTGATACTTGACTCTTTATCCCCTGCCCGAGTTTTACACCCCTATTATAAATCACGAGATTGTATTTCTTTTTCCACAATCTCTTTAACTTTCTTTTCCGAATACCATATACCACTGAACAATTGTTTATGTCCATTGTCCCATTCGACATGATATCTCTTATATCCAAAAGGTCTATCGTAGAATATCCTTATGTCACCATAACTCTCTAGTAACACTCTCATGCTTTACCCTCTAAGAACATACGTAATGCAGTCCTTTCTAGTTTAGTTAAATCTTCTAGTGATTTGAAATTAGACCAAGTAGTGTTATATGATATAAGTTTATTCGCACATGTGACTGCGGCATTCCACAATCGTAATGTATTCTCTTCGTCCTTTGCGAATATCTCATTGTTCTCACACTTGGTGATTATCTTTCTTCCTAGTTGAACGTATTGTCGTTCTATGTTATCCATAATATTTCCTTGAAACATATATACAAAAATCGATTTTTGTATATGTATTAAATTGGCAGCGCATAGGAGAATCGAACTCCTGTTGCATGGATGAAAACCATGTGTCCTAACCACTAGACGAATGCGCCGTGTTTTATCTTCAGTTATTAGTATAGGGAAAAGTGTGACCTATTGTCAACTAGTTTTTGATATTTTCTTGAATTAGATTTAATTCTTCGATTTTCTTTTGTAGAATCTCTGTTCGATTGGGCCAGTAGATATATTCCTTGTCTGAATCTTTCATAAGATTCTCAAGTAATGGTCGGATAAAGTTATCCATCTTTTCGATTACTTCCGTTGCAGAAGTAGTCTTCTCCACTATCTTTGTATCTACAGAGGCAAGTTCCTCTGCATCCATAGCGGTAAATCCAAAATCGTTATATTCTACTGACATACTATTATTTATACTTCTTGATTAGGATATCTGACATATCTTTCTAAATCTTTTAGTGTCTCTTTATCATCTTGCACTTCCATATAATTTGCACGATGTTGCATTGTAATCTCAGGAAACTCGATGGAAGGATATGCAGTGACTAATTTATACACTAAGTGTGCAATGTCATTGTTCTTTAGACTTGGTAGTTCGTCATGTTCAATCAATCCTAAATTGATTGTAGTCATCTTGTATTTCTTTTTAGAGTTGTAAGTAAGATTGTTTGCAAGGTGATTCAGTTGTGCCTTCTCACTTGCATACTTGTATCCTTTAGATATGTTTGGTTGACTTGCACGACTAGAGAAGTTGATAATCATTTTACTTCCTTCGTTAATCCATGCCTCATGTGCAATAGATAGAATCTCTGCTTGGTCTTGATGTGCAAAGTTCAATAATACATCACACGGAGTGTGACCATTAAATATCCAACAGTTGGTTCCGTTAGAGGTTATATCTTCACATCGAATTGGTGTGACCTCGAATGTTTTACCAGCATGTGGTGTTGATTCAAACACATCTTTAATTGTCTTTGCAAGACCACTACTTCCTGTTATTGCTATTCTCATAATACTCTCTCACTATATCAAACGATGGTTTTCCAAACAGTGAACCATCAACACTACACTTGTTACACGGAGACATACTTCTGTCTCCCTTCATTAATTTCTTACGAATCTTTGTCATAGGTTTACTGAACCAAACGTCATGTAAACTCTGTTGCATCAGATTACCTACTACATGTTCACGACCCCAGTCGTTTGAGCAGAATAAAACATCACCATTCCAATCAACAAACATTTTATAGAAAGGGTAATGACACGGTTTACCCTGTAACGATTTGATATCAGTTTCTTCGATTCCGACCCAATCAATTGTTCCACTCCTATTGTTTAATATTAATCCATGTTTCTCAAAGTCACCCCAATGCATTCTGAATTTGTATTGGTCTTCTCTTATTCTTGCTTCTGCCATCATAGTGTCGAAGTGTTCCATCTGATGTATACCATCATACAGATTTACATACAACAAATCTAAACCATTCCGAAACAATTTTTTTACATAATCGACATCTAACTTATCACCGTTAGTGTTACACTCAAGTGTTGCTTGTTGTAAACTAAATCTAAACTCTTTTACAATTTCAGGAAAATTAGGATTCAATAAGTTCTCACCAAATCCACTAAAAGATATTTTACCTTGAAAATTATTGTCACCTAACTCTTCTGCAATCGTGTTTGCACCCTTGACAGTCATGTGTAGGTTTCTATTTGGAAATACTTTAGGGTCATGTCTAGGGCAAAAGACACAAGTTCGATTACAGAGTTCAGTAGTGTTTACTTCAACCGTAAGAATAGAGTCAAGAGGTTTACCATCATTCTTTAACCAATGTTTCTTTTCCTGTTCTCTACGGTGTTCTAGGAAGTCGTATTGGTCGACTGCTGTAATTGGAATGTTTCTATTGTCGTTCACAAGTGACATGACGTTCTATGTCGTTCTCCTCTTTGATGTATTTATAGACAATCTTGTCACCACTTTCAAAGGGAACAAAATACTTTGGAATCAAAAAGAATTGTTGGTCATCATACTCACTCAACATAGTAGACTTTGGAAAACCTTTATGTTTATAGAGATAAGGTTCTAGTTTAATCTCTTCTTCTAGTCCTGTTTCAAAAGCAGAGAAGATAAGTTTATCTTCAGACCTTGCACAATATACACAATCGATATCGTGTAGTAAACCTAATCTTATAGAATACTCTTCGGGAAAATTAAATCTAAGGACATCTTCAGTGATATCCTTAAATGCCTTTATGTAAACTGGACTTACTTGATTTAATTCTAACGGTCTTACTACTTCGTTCTTAGAAGTATCCACCGTCTCTGACAGTCTCATCCTCATCGTCATTCCCATCTGAAGCACTAATGAAATCTCCACTCTCTTTAAGACCATCGATGAATGACTCTGTATCTTTTACAAAGTTTTCAATCATTACATCTTTAGTCTGAGTAGTAGAGACACTTTCGAATCCTAATCCTTCTGCAACTTCAGAGATTTTACCCTTAGTCATTGCCTTTAGTTCTGATTCATTTGGGATTGTGACTTCTTCGAACTCTTCTTCTTGTTGTTGATTCTTCTCATCAACAGCGGCCTGCAAATCTTCTACACTATCATACGTTTTGATTTCTTTTGTGACTGGTGCTTCTACTGAGTCACCACTTGATAATGCCTGTCTAACGTTAGGTGCATTACCACCTGTAATAGGGAATGTAGGTGTAGTTGTTGTATCTTCTTCTGCAACCTTTAACTCTTCTTCAACTTCTTCCTCAACTGATTCAGCAACATCCTCTACTTCTTCAAAGAACTCTTCGATACCTTTTGCATCTTCAGGAACTTCTAGGACTACGTCTTCTCTCTCTTCGATTTCGTTGACTGTCTCTTCTTCCCATTCTTTGAATGACTTCTTAGTCTCTTCGACTTTCTTTACTAACTCTTTATCTTCAGAGATAGGGAGTTCTATTTGTTTTTCTTCTTCTTGAACTTCTTCTTCTTTGACTGGATTCAATGCACGTGCAACTGCAAATGCTGGTGATGTTTTTCCAGGCACCTTAGGTTTAGGTTGTAAGTCGGGAGTATCACTTGAAGTAACACTTGGTGCATTCCCACCTGTAACTGGAGTTGTTGGTGCAGAGGTTACGTTACCTTGCACATTTGATAATGCATTGAGTTGTGCTTGAACGATTGCAAGTTCTTGTTCTGCTTTCTTTCTTGCAATTCTTTCTTCTGCAATTTTACCTGACATTGCAGACTCACGTTCTTCACGTTCTTTTGCGAGTCTCTCCTGTTCTTCCATTTGGAGTTGACCCATACGTTGTTGTGCATTCTGTAATACTGTATTGTATTCAATCAATCCTTTAGTAGTCTCTTCTCTCAGAGATACTAATGCATCCAAGTCTGCAAGTTTGTAATTACCTTTAGCAAGACCTGCTTCCATAATCGAAGTTACAGTTTGTGCATTTGTTGGTGATATTGCGATTGTAAAATCGTTGACTCTTTTAGTGAGACGTTCCAGTTCTGATGGTTCTCTCTCTACCTGTTCTTCTGCGAAGGTTTTCGTTTCATCTGCCATAATAAATTTATCCTATAAAATAACCCATGGGGGAGTGTGCGACTAGAAAGGTTCTAACATCGGAAAGTGTATATACCTTCCTCACAAATAATATGTATAGTCTCGAACTCCTACAAGTATTTAGTTAAAATTGAACATCAGGAAACGCATTTTCACATATTTCCTTAGTGATGTTTTTAAACGGATTTGTTCCGTCTTTAATTAAATCTAACATTTCTGCTTCCTTAGCAGGAATACTTTCTAGTAACTGAATCCACATAGTTTCTCTTCTCATGGGAGAAACTTCTTCAGTGCAAAAATACTTTAACTGTTTAAATTCAAATCTCAAAGATGTTTCTGCAAGGTCTGAAGCAGGTGCATCATTTTCACCGTATGGTGTTTTACCTTCAGGTAGTGTTGACTTGATGTTGTCGTTGAACAACCATTGTAACACATATCTTACAGCACCGTTTCTATCGTTGAACACTCTGAGTCCTTGACTTGCAAGGTCGGGTTCCTTTTCTGCAACGATATTTGCTTGACACAAAATCTCGTATACATCTGCATCGTTAGTCAACTCTTGTCTTTTGGTGACCAACTCCATCTTTGGTTTGTTAGGAGCACCCTTAGGTCTTCCTCTTCCTCTTTTCTTTTCCGTCATAATGTAAAATCCTCTACATGATTTAGTAACTCATTTAATCTATGAGTTCTTAGATAGTCAAAGACTTTGCCTCTGACCACGTTAGTTTTATCATACTCTTGTAAAATCTTATTCTCGATATCTTCGGGAATGAACTCTAAGTCAATTAGAGTTTGATTTCTTAAGTAGTTACGATAGTATTTATCGTCCTTTTCAATAGTCATTCTCATGTAACTATTGAGTATAGGTTTTCTCAAAGGAGTCTGGCGGATACCCAAATCAAACACATCATCATTTGATAGAATGTTTGGGATACCGTCTGACTTATCTCCCCTAAGAATATGTTCTTTAAGGAAAGACTGAGGGTCATCACACTGAATCATCTTATTCAGATTAGGAGACCACTGTCTTACGTTATCATATTTATGTAACTGTTGAAAGTCTTTATCACCACTGACAATCAATATGTCTTCAGTTGGTGCATACTTCTTAACTAAGATTGCAATGATATCATCTGCTTCACAATTATCAACATACATGTATCTGTATGGGAAGTTATCACGAATCTCTTCTTTAACTTTCTGTAGGGTATCGAACAACATACCCCAATCCATATCGGATGCCTCACGTGCTTTCTTTCTACCTGCTTTATAGAGAGGGTAGTAGTCACGTCTCCATGGATGTGCTGCATCCGTGCAAAGAACTATCTCACCGTAATCAGGTGCATATCTCTTTTGGTAATTTCTAACTGAGTTGATAATCATGTGTCTCAACATATCTTCTGAGACATCACCATCATTTATTTTCAATTGTGCCATCAAACCAGCAATTATGGTTTGAGTAAAATCTATTAGTATCATTTAATCACTTTTATTAATAATGTATTTTTGGTCAATAAATCGTTTCCGTCTTTTAACTTGGAGCGAGGAATCTCATCCATGAAATTCTTCGCAATTATATTACCACCTCTATACAGTCTATCAAGTAACTTCTCATCTGTCAAGGTCTTTTCTTGACAAACATCATAGTCAATGATTCGTGAACCTTTGACTGATAGACCACCGAATGTTTCAAACTTAGTTAACTTCTTAGATGAAGTGTTATAAGTGAATAACGTTCTTGAACGTATAATCTCTTCAGGGTCAGCAGATTGAAATCCTTTATACTTTTCTAAGTATGGTAATTTCTTGACTAACTGTTTGGGTGTTTTGATTCTAGGTTTTCTGACGGGTTTATATTCTTCACAATACTTGTCCACGTCTGCCTGTATGGTTTGAAGAAACTTGATGAATCGTTTCTTCTGAGATTTGTTAAGGTGTGAGAAACCTTCTTCCAGTTGTTCACATCCTTCTTTGTTTTCTAATTCATAAAGTTCATTATCACTAAGACCTTTCATGTAGTTCACAACCTTACCACTGTATCCCAATTGTTTGAGATACTTATACATGTTAAAGTTTGTTTTGTAATCGTTGTCGACAAACTTATCAATCTGATGTTCTACCTCTTGGTAGGCATCGATTGCTTTGTTTCTCATTCGTTCCTGTATCGATATTTTTTGTGTCATGATAAAGAGTATATATAAAAAGTTATATCATTGTCAAGTTATTTTTTTTCGATATCGTGTAATTCTTTTGTTTCAACAAAATCAGTCACCACAAAATTCCTTGCTGGGTTGACCATTACATTTGCTCTCTTCATAAATCTCTGATTCATTAAACACTTAGTGGTCTTCTCAGTTCTATCGTCTAAGATAAACTCTGCATCCTCATAGTCATTACCATTAAACGAAACTCTGAAGTGTATCATAGGTCTCTCAAAGACTTTAGCGTTAACTGCTCCTCTTTCAAACTTAATCATCTTAACTAGGTCATGAACAAATTTATGTCCGTTCACTTCCCAATGAACTTTCTTACCTTTGACTTCAAACTTATCTGCATGTAAAGAACACTTAGCACTATTACCTGTATCAAAGTTTGCAAGTGTTCTCCCTACACCTTCGATGTATATCTGTTCGAACTTACCAATTTGGGTTGGAGTCCTTCTCCAGTTTGCACGGTCTTCATAATATTCTATAACAGTCTTTGCAACATTGATACCTGTTGCATCTTCAAATCCATCCGTGCCAGGTGAACTGTTTACTTCTAAACAATAGGGTGTTCCATCTTTATCTAAAATAAAATCTACTGCAGTCCAGTCTCCGTTGACTGACTTATGAGCATCTAAACATAGTTTGATTTCTTCTTCACTTAACTTATAAGGTTTGCCTTCTGCACCTTGTGATATGTTAGAACGAAAGTCTCCCTTAATCTGCATACGTTTCATTGCACCAATAATCTCACCACCAAGAACTTGGACACGAACATCACCATCTGATTCAATGAACTGTTGAACGATAAACTCAACATCGGGGTCTAACTTATATAACATAGCAACTAATGCCTTAAGAGACCTTTCGGATTCTATGAACATCACACCGACACCCTTAGACCCTCTAAGGGTTTTTAGTATAAAGGGATACTCTAGGTCAATACTTTCAATAGACTCTTGTAGAGTCTCCTTAGAACGCACCAATGCACTTCTAGGTTGAGTCACCCCGACTTCTCTAAGTTTAATTGAACTCCAGTATTTGTCTGCACACATCATAACCGTCTCACGGTTATTGACACATGGAACATTCATCTTCTCTAATTGAGAAACTAAATCCAAGTATGAATCTTTACTGGCAGCAGAACCACGAATAATTGCAATTACGTTTTCGTCTATTACCCACTCTTTATCTGAACCATGATTAGAAATAGTAGTAATGTCTTTATCTTTATTAATAATTGCTTCTTCGATGTGAGCAATAAAACAGTCGAGTCCTTTCTTCTTACACTCGTCTCTCAATCTTCCAGCAGTAATAAAAGGTTTCTTACCCTTATGGTCATTCTTTGCAGACACAACAAGTAACCGTATTGGTTTTTGTGGTTTTCTTGCTTCTGTTATTACTTCTGTTATTTCATTAAATGATTTCATTTCTTTTGCAACTCTACAAAATGTTCTGCATCGACAACCACCAAGGGTTTATGTCGATTACGTTTAATTACTACAAGTGGTTCGTATCCTTTACAGTTCTCTGATGCTTGTTCGTATGCTTTCCATACATTGACTGCTTCTTGATTTTTACACTCAACACTATAAGGGAAAATATCTCGGGACTGTTTACCCATGATAATATCTTCACCTTGTGAACCCATAGGTCTAGACTCTAGGTCATCACGGTCAAGTCCTAGTCCTTCGACTAGAACATTTGCAAACCACTGTTGTAGTTTACGACCCTTCGCTTTCGCTGACGATGTCTTCATTCTCTACCTTTCCGAAATAATCTTCGTAATTAATTTTTTCGGGTTCTTGTATATTTAACGATTTTACATTGTCAAAGGAGTGTTCTACTCCACATCCACATACATCCGTATTGCACGGTGCGGCGAAATCAAATCTTTCTTGTAACCCATCTTTTCTATAATCGATAAACATACCGTTGATTTCTTCCATGTGTTCGTGATGAACAAGGACACCAAAATCTTGAAAGTCCAATCTCACATCACCATCGACACTACCGTCTTCACAAAAGATATATCTGAATCCCAAATAATCTTCTCTCATGTCATCAGGTATGATACCCAATCTAACAGTAGGTTTATTAGTTCCGTCTTCCTGTTCGTTCTCTTTACGTGGAAGATGGTCTTTTAGTTCTTCGATAATTTTTTCACAAGCATCGTTACTGATTTGTATCATGATTTTTAATCCTCAATAATTCATAGGGTATGTGTAACTCTTGGTCTTCAGGAATATACAACTGATTGATTTCAGAGTTCTGACATGTTTCAATCGCATCGTATATAGTTTGCACGAGTGCCTCACCACCTAGATTGAAAGAGGTGTTGAAGATAATCGGAACTCCTGTTCTCTCGTAGAAACCTTTGATGAGATTGTAATAGTTTGGATTCTGTTCTTCGGTAACTGTTTGTATTCTACATGTTCCGTCTGTATGGACAAGACTGGGAATGTCTTCGTATGCTTTCTCTTTTGCTTTGATTGCAAAGGACATCCATGGACTTTCTTTGAGTTGTAACATTTCAAAATACTCATCTGCATGTTCTAACATTATCGAACCAGCAAAAGGTCGATAGTCTTCTCTTCTTTTAATAGAGTTGACGATTTGTTTTGCTTCAGGATGTCTTGGGTCAAACAGTATACTACGATTACCCAATGCACGAGGCCCCCACTCAGAACCGTTTTGAAAGATTGCAACAATCTGTTCGTGGTCAATCAATAAATCTAGACACTCGTCTAAGTCTCTTACAATATTAGTTCTCATTTTTTATTTCCTTTATTTCTTCCCTTAACTTTTTTATCTCTGCAAGAAGTTCATCAATTGCATTCTTAATCTGACTGTTCGTTGGATGTCCCATTCTCTTCTCCTTGCAATCTCTCGTGTAACCATAGTGCAGCTCCCAATGCAGTTCCACCATCATGTGGGACTGGGTCGACAAAGAAGTCGTGTTCAGGGAATGCAGATAGATACTTATAGTTGTTCGTGCAATTCAATGAGAACCCGCCTGAGAGGATTATATTCTTGACGTTAGGGTTCATATCA